AGAAATTGATGAGCTTCAAGGCGTTAAGCCTTCAGGAGAATCTGGCTCTGATGAATGCGAAATCCTTGAGATGCATATTGATCTGGATCTTCCAGGCTTTGAAGATCTTGATAAGGAAGGTGAAGAAACAGGAATCAAGTTGCCGTATATCCTTACCTTGCTTCCCAGGCAGTCTACAGTTTTATCTATTCGCAGAAACTACAATCAAGAAGATGTTTTACGAAAAAGAATAGATTATTTTGTTCATTACAAGTTTCTGCCTGGATTAGGTTTCTACGGCTTTGGCTTGACGCATATGATTGGTGGTTTATCGAGAGGTGCTACCTCGATACTCAGGCAACTGATTGATGCAGGTACATTAGCCAACCTGCCTGGTGGATTTAAAGCCAGAGGCATCAGGATCAGAGATGATGATGTGCCTATTCAGCCAGGTGAATTCAGGGATATGGACGCACCAGGCGGGTCTTTACGGGATGCGTTAATGCCTCTGCCGTTCAAAGAGCCCAGCGCCACGATGGTAACACTCCTGGGTATGTTGGTTGATGCGGGTAGGCGATTTGCATCAATCGGAGATATGCAGGTTGGTGATGGCAATGCAGAAGCGCCTGTAGGCACGACTGTTGCGTTACTTGAGCGCGGTAGTCGCGTAATGAGTGCAATTCACAAGCGATTGCATTACTCGCAGCGAATAGAATTCAACCTGTTAGCTGGATTATTCAGGGATTATCTGCCACCGCAGTATCCGTATATGACTGCCAATGGTGATCAAAGCGTTAAGCAGTCTGACTTTGATGACCGCATTGATATAATCCCGGTCAGCGATCCCAACATTTTCTCTATGAGTCAGCGCGTTATGATGGCTCAGGAAATGTTAAGGATGGTACAGTCAAATCCTGAAATTCATGGTCCGGTGGGGATATACAATGCGTATAAGCGTATGTATGAAGCGATGGGTGTGCAGCAGGTAGATCAAATACTGCCACCGCCGCCACCTCCGCCGCAGCCACAACCCATTGCAGCGGCTATAGAGAATGCGGGATTTGCAGCCATGCAGCCTGCAACGCCTTTCCCGGATCAGGATCATCAGGCGCATATTTCAATACATATGGCGTTCTACAATTCGGTTATTTGCCAAACAAATCCGCAGATTCAGGGTATAGTGCAAGCGCATGTCTATGCTCACATTGACATGATGGCTAGGCAGCAGGCACAACAAGACCCTGAGATCATGCAGATGCAACAACAGATGCAACAGATGCAACAGATGAAACCGCCTATGCAAGGAATGCCTCCTCAAGGAATGCCTCCTCAAGGAATGCCTCCTCAAGGAATGCCTCCTCAAGGAATGCCTCCGGGAGCGCCACCACAACAGAATCCAATGATGAAGCAGATGAACTCAATGCTTGAAACAAAAGTTGCTCAGATTACTGCACAGCTAGTGTCTCAGATTGCCCCTGCATTTGAGGCCAAACAGGATGAAGATCCTTTGATAGATCTAAGGCGAGAAGAACTGGGTATTAAGTCTGCAGATGTTCAGCGTAAGGCAGAAGAAGCTGACAAGCGATTTGGGTTAGATAAAGATCGTATAGATACCCAGAAAGAGTTGGCTGAAGAAAGAATAGATACTCAGATTGATATTGCAGAGATGAAAGATCAAGTTGCCCAGGATAGGTTGGATTTGCAAGAAAAAGTACAAATGGGTAATCTTGCGGAAAAGATGACTAAAAACATGAACGACATTATTCGGAGATAGGTAATGGCTAACAAAGTAGAGAAAGACGGATTTACAATCAAAGGCCAGGGCAAGGTTAGCTACGGAAAAATTACGGAAGAAAAAACTAACGCTTCTGCCAAGCCTGGCATGGGGAAAGGCAAATCCCGTGGTGGTGGTGCAGCACTTCGCGGCACCAAGTTTGAAGGGATATACTAATAATTCATAATCATTAGTAGAATCTATTTAATGGCAGAAGACTCAAGATTAAAAAGAATTGGTGTTAGCGGCTACAATAAGCCTAAAAAAACGCCTAATCACCCGACTAAAAGCCACGTTGTTGTGGCTAAGTGCGAGGATGGTAGTGTAAAAACCATTCGGTTTGGTCAACAGGGTGTTAGCGGCGCGGGGAAAAACCCTCAATCCGCTAAAGACAAAGCTAGAAGAAAGTCTTTTAAAGCCAGGCATGCTAAGAATATCGCAAAGGGCAAGTGTTCTGCGGCTTATTGGTCTAATAAGGTAAAATGGTAGGAGTTAAAATGGCTGCAGGAATGAAACATTACAAGCGTGACGGTACTCTATTTGAAGGCAATACGCATAAAATGGATGATGGTAGTTTGCATTCTGGCAAAACACATGGAAAAACGTCAGTAAAGCTGAACCATTTTAATGATCTTTCAAAAAAAGTCAGGGGATATAACTATGGTGGTAGCGTTGGGATGAGCAACCCTTTTGCACAAATTCCACAATTTGACCCTAGCCAGTTACTAAGCAGGCTGTCAGAGCTAGAAGGAAGAAGTTCTCCCCAACAATTTGACGCATCAGCGTTACAGGAAAGGTTGGCAGAGCTGGAAGGAAGAAGTTCTCCCCAACAATTTGACCCTAGCCAGTTACTAAGCAGGCTGTCAGAATTAGAAGGAAGAAGTGCTCCCCAACAATTTGATTCTTCAGGATTACAGGAAAGATTGGCAGAGCTAGAAGGAAGAAGTGCTCCTCAACAATTTGACGCATCAGCGTTGCAGGAAAGATTGGCAGAGCTAGAAGGAAGAAGTGCTCCTCAACAATTTGATTCTTCAGGATTACAGGAAAGATTAAGACAACTAGAGGGCGCTGGGGGTTTTGATGCGTCAGGGTTACAAGGCAGGCTGTCAGAATTAGAAGGAAGAAGTTCTCCTCAACAATTTGACGCATCAGCGTTACAGCAGAGACTGGCTTCACTGGAAGGTGCTGGGGGTTTTGATGCATCGGGATTACAACAGAGACTATCAGAACTAGAAGGTGCTGGAGGGTTTGATGCTTCAGGATTACAAGGCAGGTTAAGAGAATTAGAAGGTGCTGGAGGGTTTGATGCTTCGGAGTTACAAGAAAGATTGCGTTCGTTAGAGGGTGCCGGAGGTTTTGACGCTTCAGGATTGCAGGAAAGGTTAGCTTCGTTAGAAGGAAGAAACATTCCAGAGTTCGATCCAAGCCAATTCCTAGAACAAATAGGGAACATTCCCCAATTCGATGCCACAGGGTTGCAGGAAAGATTGCGTTCTCTAGAAGGTGCTGGAGGGTTCGATCCCACAGGGTTGCAAGAAAGATTGCGTTCTCTAGAAGGAAGAAACATTCCAGAGTTCGATGCTTCAGGATTACAGGAAAGATTAAGAGAATTAGAAGGTGCTGGGGGTCCGGACCTTAGCAGCTATCTAACTCGTGAGGGGCTGGAATCAGCGATTCAGAATGATCCTCGCTTGCGTGGAGCTGCAGGCATGACTGGAGCTGCAGGCTCCGCTGGGACGGCAGGTTTGACCGGAGCCACAGGCATGACTGGAGCTGCAGGCTCCGCTGGGACGGCAGGCATGACTGGAGCCACAGGTTTGACTGGAGCCACAGGTTTGACCGGAGCTGCAGGCACTACTGCTATTAGTGATATGCGGGCCAAGCCCCTTCGCCCGGTTGGGATGCCGCCTAGGGAGGCAATGCCGGGACCGGTGTTAATGCCTAACCCTCCGCCAATGCGGGCACCTATACCCAATATGCCAATTGATAACGCTAATTCTAGGGACATGGCTGTTTTTGGTGGATATGGTGCTCTGCCATCAATGCCGTATGCGGGAATGGCTACTTCCCAGATTCCTTCAATCATGGGGATGGCCCCTCCATCATACTATGGGGGTTCTGCCCCGCCGGTATTCCCACCCCATCGACAAACAGGTTCCGTTTTGCCAAAAAATATGCGTGGGACAGATGGAAGGGTGTCACGTTGGGGGGAGGATACCCCTCCGCCAAGACCATATCAGGCACTTCCATTTCTAAGGAGGGAAGACGAAATCATAGGATTGCCTGACCGGAAAGAGTTGGCGCGTAGAATAGATACAAGAGATTGGGCAAGTATGGTGGCTCGTTAGGCCGATTAAATGGATTCAGTAAATTTAGCAAACTTTATACATGAAAAGATAAAGCAACTTGAAGGCGACAGAGTCGAATATGTTTCAAGTGGCAATATCAAGGACATGGAGGATTACCGATTCGTAATGGGTGAATTATCTGCGCTTCGCACCCTGCGAGATGAACTTAGGAAAGCGTTGCAAAGTGAAGGAGATTTCAATGAGTGATCTGGCGACAGATATTATCGCAGAACCGTCTTTAAAAGACGCATATGTACCAGAAGAAAGCAAAGTTTTAGATCCAACTGTTTTAGATAAATCACTAGTGGAACGGATGCCAACCCCGGTTGGGTGGCGTTTGCTGGTGTTACCTTACAAAGGAAAAGGAAAAACGGATGCCGGTATTCTGTTAACCAAACAGACTACTGACAGAGAAAGTTTAGCGACTGTAGTGGCTTATGTGCTAAAGGTCGGTCCTATTGCGTATCAAGATGAAGGCAAGTTTGCTGGAGAAGCTTGGTGCAAAAAAGGCGATTGGGTGCTAATAGGCAGATATGCAGGTGCTCGTTTTTCTTTAGAGGATGATGCTGAAGTACGAATCATTAATGATGATGAAGTTATCGGCACCATATTAAATCCCAACGATATTAAAGCTTTGTGAGGTAGGTCATGACAGAAGAAACTTTAAGTGAAGCATTATCTGATTTAAATGATGACAATATCAAAAGCGCAGCGGTGCCAGAAAACAAAAGAACCTCTGCTGCTGATGATCCACAGGAAGAGTCAACTTTTATAGACTTAACTGACGAAGATGTTGGTGAAGTTTCTCCCATTACCAACGATAAAGTTCATGAAGACTTTGAAGAAGGTGCTCTGGGTGAAGATGATCAAGAGCTAAACGAAGTAGAAAAAGAAACAAAGAAAGCTCAAGGCCGAATTAATCAAGCTGTTAAACAAGCTAAAGATTGGCAGCGAAGAGAGATTCAAGCTTTGCAATACGCCAAACAGTTGCAAGAAGACAACAAAAAGTTATCTTCTCAAATACAACTAACTAATCAGAAAACAGCAGATGAAACCTTAAAAATTTCAAAACACTATAAGGATGAGTTTGAAGGCAGAGTAGAAGCAGAGGCACAATCTGCAAAAGCTTCTCTGACCAAAGCTTATGAGTCTGGTGATACTGAATCAATGGCAGATGCTCAACAGCGATTAGCTAGAGCGGAAGCTGAAAGAAGCTCTCTTGAGCAATATAAGAAAGAGTTAGCCAAGTACGAAGAGGATATGCAAGCTTGGAATAAAAACAAGACAGCACAACAACAAGCAGCGCAATATCAGCCACAGCCACAGCCACAGCAAGAACCCGCTCAACCTCAGTATTCTGAGCCCTCTAAAAAGGCTGAAGAGTGGGCAGAAAAGAATGAATGGTTTGGTGATAATACGATAATGACAAACACAGCCATGGAAATACATCGCGAATTAGCTGAGTCTGGAATTGACTTGGAGTCTAATGAATACTATTCTAATTTAGATAGTAGATTACGCGAGGAACATCCAAACAGGTTCGAAGCGGAAAGCAACGTAGGAAACAACGGAAAACCCGTCCAAACCGTAGTTTCCGGTACGCGCACAACAGGAAATGGACGCAGTCAAAATGATCGTAGGATTGAGCTTACTCCTAGTGAACAATCATTATCTAAGAGACTAGGTGTATCATTCAAAGAATACGCAAAACAGAAAATGAGGTTACAGGCATCATGACAAGCAATAAAACTACTGGATCGAAGAGAGCCCCAAGGAGTCAAACTTCTAGGGGTAGCAAAGCGACCAGGCAACCATGGAAGCCGCCTCAAGCACTAGAAACACCAGAAGCGCCGGAAGGTATGCGTTATCGGTGGATAAGAACTCATATTAGAAATGAGGATGACAAGACCAATGTTCATAAAAGGTTTCAGGAAGGTTATGAGCCTGTGCATCCATCTGAGGTTGAAGGCTATGATTTGCCTACAATTGAGGAAGGGAAACACGCTGGGACTGTGGGCGTTGGTGGTCTAATTCTTGCCAAGATACCGATTGAGACAGCGGACGAAAGGAATGCTTATTACGATCAGCAAGCTGAAAATCAGATGAATGCTGTAGATAATAATCTTATGCGTGAAAGCGATCCTAGAATGCCGATACATCAAGAACGCAACAGTAAGGTGACATTTGGTGCTTCTGGTAAAAACGATTAACTTTTGATTGTGTTTATTAAGGAGAACTAAAAATGGCGAATACAGATGCCCCTTTTGGACTCCGTTACGTGCGTAACCTGCAGGGAAATTATAACTCTTCAGGTCAGTCTCGTTACAGGATAACAACTGGAGATGCGACGAACACTACTAACATCTACCAAGGCGACATTGTTGCCCAAGGTACTGCTGGTATTGTTACTCGTATTGCGAGAGCCGATGGAGGTGGTGCTACCAGCACTATCATTCTAGGCGTATTTAACGGATGTTTTTACACAGATCCAACTACTAGCAAGCCAACATGGAGCAATTATTGGCCCGGAAACGCGGCCACTGATGCAATAGCTTTCATTTTCGACAGTCCTATGGATGTGTTTGAAATTCAAGCTGATGCTGCTTTCCCTGTTGCTGACTTGTTTGGTAACTTTGATGTTGTTGATAATAGTGGCACAGGAAGCTCTGATAGCGGTATTTCATACCTAGAGCTTGATGTGTCTACTGGAGCAACAACTGCTGCGTTACCTGTAAAGGCCCTGGATATCTCTCAAGATCCTGAGAATTCAGATGTAAGTACAGCCAACACTAACGTGCTTGTCACCATACAGAATCATCTGTTTGGTCTGAAGCAAGTTGGTTTAGCGTAAAGGGAGGTTGAATAAATGGCAATTTCACGCGCACAACTAGCTAAAGAACTTGAGCCTGGCCTTAACGCCTTGTTTGGCATGGAGTATGATCGTTACGAAAACGAACATGCAGAAATCTTTGACACCGAATCTTCAGATCGTGCATTTGAAGAAGAGGTTTTGATTGTTGGTTTTGGTAATGCTTCTGTTAAAGAAGAAGGCCAAGGCGTTCAATTTGATAGCGCAAGCGAAGGTTTCACAGCTCGTTACACTCACGAAACAGTAGCTCTTGCATTCGCGCTTACTGAGGAAGCCGTAGAGGATAACCTTTACGACCGCCTTGGCGCTCGTTATACAAAGGCTCTTGCACGAAGCATGGCTCACACTAAGCAAGTGAAAGCTGCTAACGTATTGAACAATGCGTTTAGCGCAAGCTTCACAGGTGGTGACGGTGTATCTTTGATTAACACTGCACACCCCCTAGCTAATGGTGGAACCATTGCTAACCGAGCTACGACAATGGCAGATCTTAACGAAACGTCATTGGAAAATGCTTTGATCAACATCTCAACTTTTGTTGATGACCGAAACATGATCTTGGCCCTTCGGGGAACCAAGTTGATTGTTCCGCCTCAACTTCAGTTTGTTGCTGATAGGCTGCTTGATACCCCAGGAAGAGTGGGAACAGCGGATAACGACATCAACGCAATTAAGAATATGGGACTGTTGCCGCAAGGCTACGCAGTTAACCATTTCTTGGTGGATACTGATGCATTCTTTATCACGACTGACTGCCCTGATGGGTTTAAGCACTTTGAAAGAACTCCGATCACTACTTCTATGGAAGGTGATTTCGATACAGGTAATGTTCGCTACAAAGCGAGAGAGCGTTACTCATTCGGATTCAGCAACCCAAGATGTGTCTTCGGATCTCAAGGCGCTTAAAAGGTTTCATGTGAAACCATGGAAGGGGGCATATCTTGCCCCCTTCTTTTTTATGTAGTATAAAGAACTTATCCCTGACAGGTGCATCCCGTGCCTGACACTAGCCACGACAGGAGATACTCATGGCGAATACAACTTATAACGGTCCCGTCCGTTCCGAAAACGGTTTTAAAACCATTACAAAAAATGCCACTACAGGGGCAATCACTGTAGAAGCTACTTACGACACCCGTCCTAACTTCCGAATCACCGTAGACAACACAACCTTTAACACGGGTGGCGCTGTTACCGATACATTAACCATCGACCAATCCGGTACGCTGTTTAATGTTGACGGCACCGGGGACATTGTTGTCAATATGCCAGCACTGGCTACTGCCAATGTAGGAACTACTTACGAGTTCTTGGTAACGACAGCAGTGGGTAGCGGCAAGACGGTTATCTTTGTCCTGCCGGGATCTGCGGTTTCTAATTTCTACGGCGCAATTTCGCTGATGGGTGGCACTGCTGCTAACCAAGCAACTGATGTCGCTGGGGATACCCTGACTCTGGTTAACTCTACAATTATTAATTCCAGGGTTACTTTGACTTGTGTTGCAGATGATGCAACCAACTCAACCTGGAAGGCGGAAGTACTTTCTTCCCCGATATCAACAATTGCTTAATAGGGGGCAGACATGGCGCTTAAAGGTTCAGGTAGTGATGTAACATCCAGCTTTATAACTGCTGCTGCCGCAGATCCTAATGGTATTAGTACTGTTGCCACTATTGGTAGTGCTGCTAATCTAACCATTAACGGTGCATTGGCTGATGGGGGGTCCGTCACGATGGATTCTCCCAGAAATGTAACTATATTATCCGCAGCCGATGACTCAGGTATTACGTTTACTGTTACTGGAACAGATGAGTCTAATGTTGCTCAGACTGAAGTTATCACAGGCGTTGATGATGCTACTGCCACTGGCAGCAGTTTTTTCAAGACTGTCACTCAGATAGCAACTTCAGCAGCTTCTACAGGTAATGTTAGTGCAGGGTCTGGTACTAGTTGCTCTGGAGTTATTTCCGCTGCTCGTTGCCGCTTACGTGGGATTTATGTGGTCAATGGTACTGGTGCGGCGACTATAGTGTTTAGGGAAGGTTCTGGTACAGGCACGGTACGGATGCAATTCGCTACCGTAGCAGGAGTTACTACTAACTCTTATCCTGATGTTCCTAGTGACGGTCTTCTTTTCAAAGCTGGAGGATTTGTGACGTTTACTGCTGTTACTGATCTAACGGCAATGACTACGTTCTTCTCATAAGGAACTAGGAAATGGCTACATCAGGTAGTAGAGATTTTGAGCCAGATGTTGCGGAATATATTGAGGAAGCATTTGAACGATGCGGCTTAGAATTTCGCACAGGTTATGACGGGGTTACCGCTAGGCGATCCCTTAATCTTTTGTTTGCTGATTGGGCAAACAGAGGACTTAACCAGTGGACGGTTACAAATACATCAACTCCATTAACTGAGGATGATGAATATATTGATTTGACTGTTTCGACGATTGATGTTCTTGATGTTGTTATTAGAAGAACTGACGGCAGCACAACTACAGACATATCAATGGATCAAGTAGGCAGATCTGAATACTGGAATATTCCAAACAAATCTACCAAAGCCCGTCCTACACAATGGTTTTTAGATAAGCAAGTTACCCCCAGATTATATATTTGGCCTGCTGCAGAAAACAGTACGGACCAGTTAATCATTAATAGACTCGTAAGAATTGAAGACGCAGACGCAAGTGTCAATACAGTAGATATGCCCTTTAGATTTTACCCATGTCTTGCTGCAGGATTGGCCTATTACATTGGACTGAAAAGATCTCCTGACAGGATTCAAGTGCTCAAAGGTATTTACGAAGAAGAGTTTAAAAGAGCATCAGATCAAGACGAAAGTAGAGCTTCTTTTAGAGTATCCCCTGGCATTGCATCTTCTAGGAGAGCCTGATGGCTTATGCACCTGGTAAATATGCAATTGCCATATGCGACAGATGTGGCTTTGAAGAAAAATATTCTCAATTAATAAAAGAATGGACCGGCTTTATGGTCTGTACTGAATGCTATGAGCCAAAAAGTCCACAGTTAATCCCCCCTAGACATATTGCAGATCCTGAAGCTTTAAAAAATCCTCGCCCTCAGACAGGCTTAGAAGAGCAAAGAGACATTCAGTGGGGCTTTAACCCGGTTGGGTTTATGGGTGACGAAGCTTTAACACCAAACCCTCTGCGTGGTAATGGAGAGGTTGGTCAGGTTGAGGTAACAGTGACATGAGTTTTACATATGCAACTTTAAAAACAGCGGTAGAAAATTACTGTGAAACAGCAGAAACCACTTTTGTTGCTACGCTTCCAACTTTCATACAAGAAGCAGAAGAAAGAATACTTAAGAATGTAGAACTTCCAGTATTTAGAAGCAATGTTAGCGGGACAGCAACAGCAGATAGTCCTTATCTGTCTACTCCCACTGATTTTTTATCACCCTATAGCCTAGCTGTAATTGCGAGTAATGTTTATACATATCTTCGGTTTAAGCACGTTTCTTTCATTAGAGATTACACTCCTAATGCGTCAACAACGGGCCTTCCTAAGTATTATGCCTTATTTGACGATACTACATTTTTATTGGCTCCTACTCCCGATAATCCAAGTGCAGGTGTAAACTATACTTTTGAGCTTCATTATAAGTATAGACCTGATTCTTTAACTGCAGGAGATGAAGGAGGGACCACATGGCTTGCAAATAATGCACCGGATGCTTTACTTTATGGAACACT